ATCTGCGTTGCTGTAGGTGTAGTTTGTGCCACCTGTGATTGTGTTGTAGTGTTGTCCCCAATTATAATCTACTAATCTGCTTGAATATTCTGCGTGATCACTTAATGTGTTGTTTTCTACAATGACAATATCTACATTCTTGCCACTTGCTGAATATGTTACAGTATCATCAACACGCCTGCCAGACGAACTTCCAGCATCGTTTCCCCAACCTGATCTGTTGGTGCTTTCAATGTGTCTTAATATTCCCCAAGCGTAGTGATCATTATTGGTGTATGTTACTCTAGTATCACCATTGGCGTTTGTAAATGTTGATCCAGTTGGACTTGTGCTTTTGGTAAATCTACCGTTGTATGTAGCATCGTTAACCACAGTCTGTCTGTCCAACACACTCTGTGGAACAACAACTTCTACTCTGTCGTCATAACTTACTTCTTGTGCTTCTTCTAAGGTAAGCATATAGCCTGTGGTTCTTGAAGTTGGTCTTCTTTCTTCGCACTCTACTTTTCTATCTGGAATAGTTATAGCACCGCCTGGTGTTTCCATATCGTCATAAAACGCATCAATGTCTTCGCCACGTTTGAGTGTTACTTGGAACAACTCCATGTTACGCCTCCAGTTGTACTACGTTTAGAGATACCTGCACTGTGCTTGTGCTACCACTTTTGTTTGTAACCCTACACGGTATATTTGTTGTTGTAAAATTTTCTAGGTTAAATCCATAAGCACCTGGGCTTATAATAACTGATTCTGCACCTGTTGTGATAACTTCTGCAATAAGTCCTGCGTCTGATGTAGGATCAACACCCTCTGCTCTTGAAGCGTCTGCTGTTCTTGTTGCCGCATTCACATACACTCTTACACGAGCCGCTCTGTCTGTTGTGATAGTCAGTAGTGCGTATGCTTTGAATCCTGTGATGTCTAAGTCTGCTTCAGCACCATCTGCTAAACTTGAAGTTTGGTTTGTTCTTAGGATTCTGCTTTGTAAACCTGACCCACCGCCTCCGCCTCCAGCGGCTTCATATGTAACTTCACCTGTTACAGGATTATAATACAATGCTTGTGCTGTCGCTTCTTGTCTAATTGGTTTAACAACGAAACTGTCTGGTGTTACATTTTCTAAGTCTACACCTGTAGCATTAAGTACAATGCTTTGTGCGGCTTGATTGTTTCTACCTGCATATCGACCTATAGCAACAGAATTTGCGCCTTGGTTTGCATCACCAGCTAGAGTACCAATAGCTATTGCACCTACGCCAGTTTCATTTCCTGGATTAGCGTTTTGTTGTGCAAAAGCACCTATAGCAACTCTGTATCCGTGGTCTGTTACTACATGGTTTTTACCTGAGAAAGAACCAACATTTACATCATAACCAGCGGCTTGTGTTTCCATACCAATAGCTATACCATAGCCATCTGTCAATGATTGATTACCAAGTGAAACTCCGTATGAACTTTGTGCTATAGCATTTCTGCCAAGTACTAGAGCTGATGGACCATTGGCACCATCTTTATCACCTAGTGTAGCCCATGTACTGCCACTCAATCCGCTTACAGTTGCACCTGTAAAGTCTACGCTACTGGTTGCACTAAAGTCCACAGTGCCATTAAATGTGCTGGTACCGTTACTAGTAATATCTCCCATAACATCGCCTGTTAGTATAGCACTATCTATATCAAGTACTATACTTGTTGTTGGGTTTGCCGGATCACTTATTACGTCACCGTAGTACCATGCTGTACTTGCACCTTGTATACTTGGTGTACCAGTATTGCTTAGTACATGGTGTGCAGTGTCTGTTGGGTCTGCGGGATCTGTTGTTACTTTGGTTGTGTACTGTGATTGTGTACTTACATGTCCTGAACTGCCAGTTCTACCGTCAATTAAACCATTTACTTCTGCTTCAAAAGCAACAAATTTATATTCCGTTGAACTTCCGTCATATAGCAAAAAGTCGCCACTTGCAACTGTGTCAACACTGTCAACATCAGTAAGCCCTGCCATATTAGTAGCACCACCGCCACCTCCAATATCACTTAAAAGTGCTAGTGTTCCTGTACCTGCTGGAATAGTATGACCATTTAGCGTACCTGTTACTTCGACGCCATCTGCTGTAGTTTCAAACTTTTTGATGTCATTGTGATAAAGTTCTGTTGCTCCATTGGCAATACCTTTTACCATAATTTTTGTACTACTATCAGTAGAAAGTATTACATTGTTGTCACTTTGAAGATAAAGGCTTCCAGTTCCTGTTTCCCGTATTATTGAATGGTTGTTGTTGTGGAATATTGATAAATCCTGAGAGGCACCAAACTGTGCTTTAGTGTTACCACTAAAAGTAATATTGTTGCCGTTGGTATCTAACGCTCCACCTAGTTGTGGTGTTGTATCTTCTACAACATTGGATAATCCACTTGATCCTTCTATTACAGTTACCCTAGTGTCTAAGTCAGTGAAGTTACCATCTAGTTCTGCATGTGTAAGTTCACTGCCTTTGTCTAATCTTTTTACTATCGTCATTCTATTCTCCCTAAGACGCTACATAACCTTTTGCAACATAACCTGAACTGGCATATCCACCAGTTTTTAGATTGTTGTCAGGGCGGGCAGGTATAACGCCACTCATTGGTTGTAGTTCTTTGTTTTCTCTATCATTAACTACAGTCGTTTTATCATTGAATATATAGTCACTTGCATTGTATGTTTTATCACTCCATGTTTGGTCAGTAATATTATCATACAATCTATGCCATCTACTACCTCTTCTAGCAAACAATCTATTTGGCTCAAAATCTACCCTAATGAAATATTCGCCTTCTGCAGGATTGCTTGGAAATTGATCACCGCTGTTAATGGTTTCGCCGTGATTGTAACTATTTTGTCGATTTACAATTCCTCCACTGGTGGGATAATCATAACCAAACAAATGTTCAGTCATTGCTATACCAGTTGGATCCTCTACATCAGCGGCTTCAACAATAGCATCGCTGATATTAAATTCTGTTTTGTATGTACTGAGATCAGCTTTGAGACTTTCTGAATCACTTCCATCTCCAAGTATATCGTAGTATTCCTGGCTGTCTGTTAGTGGGCTTAGTTTAACACGCCAAATGTGTGGGTACCAAGTTTGACTGAAGCCTTCTGCACCTCTGTTTGCATCATTAACAACATAATATTTGTTAATTGCTTTTTTATCTGCACTTAGTAAAAGTGCATCTCGGAGATGTGGAAGTTCTAGTACATCACCAGGCATTAAACGTCTACCCATTATTTCAACCATTTCGTTCATATGAAAATTCATATACAACATATCGTTGCTTAGAAATAATCCAAACTGTGTTAGGTCAAAATCTGTATCTTGTACATTGTAAACACCACGCAATTCAAAAATGTCTTTGTCGTATTTTCTATCTCTGTTTTCCATAAAAAGTAAATCTTGTACTTTGGTTTCGTTTATAATGCCTTCAACATTTATAAACTCACCACTTAGTGGATCTACTTCTCTGCCATCAATATAATTGGGCTGACTAGGATCATTTTTATCTGCTGTAACAGCAGGTCCTAGGTATTTGTGTACATGTACACCTGTTCCGCCAATACTAAACTGTTCACGGATATTACGATCCATGTAGTGATAATCGTTAGTTTTGGTCGGTTTGTATAAGCTCAATCTTGGCATACAGTTATTTATCGATATCTTAGGACTTGACAAATATGTCAAAGATGCTAAATTAATGTGTAAAGGCACATACAGAGAGGCGAAAATTATGGCTAGAGTCAATAAAATTACAGGTCGGGCGGTCAAAAAGAAAACGCCACTGAAGCGAATTAGCAAACGTGGACTACAAGCGCCTAGTTTTGAAAACTGGGAAAATTTATCTGGTGATAAATTCCATAGACTAAAACGCAATGTAAATGATTTCTGGTATATGAACTACAAGCATACTGAAAATATTGAACACATGTTTACTTGGATGAAACAAAACGAGTATAGTAAGTCAGATATTTCAAATGCAAAAAAAGCGGCAAAACATGAAGGACTAGTAGGTATCTACTGTCGTATGTTGTTAGATGGTTGTCCTGATTATAATCCTAAGGAACAGGAATATTGGCAAGCATGTGCAGGCACAAGTGGCGATATTGCTCCTATGACAGATTATATTAAGCCTAAGATTACTGAACTTGTAGAAGCTGGTAAACTTATTGTTGAAGAGAAAAAAGCTACAACTAAAAATGTATATGTGCCTAGTATACAAGAACGTCTACAAGAAGCGGCTGAAGAAAAAACAGGTGAACTAGACGAATGGATTGACAACTGGATGCGTGATCCCAAAAAGAATCCGTTAAAAGATGTACACCCAATTAAACTGTTTAAGAAAAATCAAATCAATCTTGGACATTTACGTTTTGTAACAAACTGGTACAGTGGTAGTTATGAAGAACTACAAGAGCTTAATAATCTGCCTCCTGCTAAAAAACGTGATGATATGCAAGAGCAACTTGCTGAAGGTTACAGTACATATAGCAAAGCTCAAATAAAAGAACTTACAGACTTTTACAAGCGACTATATGATGCTATTGAAATTATGAAAGCTGAACAAAAACAAAATCGTGCAGTTCGTAAACCTAAAGTTAAAAGTGCTCAAGAGCTTGTTAAAAAGCTCAAGTTTAAGCCTAGTGATGGAGACTTTGGTATTGCTAGTATTAATCCAAGTGAGATTATTGATGCAACTGCGGTAGTAGTATTCAATACAAAGAACCGTAAGATAGGCGTTTATTACGCAGAAGACCATGCACAGTTTAAAGTTAAAGGAACTACACTGCAACACTTTAGCGAAACTCGTAGTGTGCAAAAGACAGTTCGCAAACCTAGTGAAGTGTTGCCTAGCTGGAAAAAGGTTACCAAACACAAACTAAAAGCACAATTTGGATATCTCAAAACAACTGAAACTAAAATGAATGGTAGATTTAATTCAGACACTATCATTCTCAAAGCCTTCAAATAAATAGTTGTATGAAAGTTTATGAGATAGTCGAAGCACGGGTAGAGCCTGACAAAAAGTTTATGAGTCAGGTTGAACAGATTCTTGACGACAGTATCGAAGAGTATCAAGACTACTTAGACGATAGCAATGACGTTGACGATATAGACGAACTAGAAGAAATACTTAACTCAAACAATCAAAACAATTTACCTATAGAGTTTTTTGCCGTTGACCAAGAACGTGAAGATCCAAACGAATGGATCAGTGCAGAAGCTGGCATAGACAAAGATGGTAAATTTATGCAAGTGTATTTGTTTACAAAGAATCTTGCAGGCAAGTATGGTCCAAAAACTTTCAAACAAATTGTAATGCGTATGCTTGCACACGAAACTATTCATTGGAATCAGTATACTAAGATTGGCTTGGATAGAGTTAACAAAATGAAAAGTGGTCACCAAAAAGGTACCGAACTAGCAAATAAAACCGGAGACCCTAAAGATTGGATGCGTGAATATTTGCGTGATCCACATGAACTTATGGCATACGGCAGTGACCTTGCTAGCGAAATAAAAGATACTGATAATCCAGAACAAGTGTTACGAAACCCAGAAGCATATAAAAATGATTTGCCTAGTTATGCTAGATATAGAACTGTTTTCGAACCAAACAGTAAAGAAATTAAACAACTGCTCAAGTACACTGCGGATTACTATAACGGATAAATATTAGTATGGCACTTAGAGATCAATTAACAAAAGAGATAGAACTTAGACTTGGTGGACAAATGGTTGACGTTGAACTTGACCCTGAACACTATGAATTATCTATGGATAAAAGTTTTGAAAAGTATAGACAACGTAGCGAGAATGCAGTCGAAGAAGCATTTGTTGCACTTAACTTACTTGTGGATCAGGCGGAATATACATTAGATAATGAAGTTATCGAAGTTAAGGATGTTTATAGACGTAGTAGTGGAACACTTAGCAGTGCTAGTAGTGGTGACATTGAACCATTTGAAACTGCATACCTAAACAACTTTTTGTTATACAGTGGTAGAGCAGGAGGCTTAGGCATTTATGATGCACTAGCACAACACAGAGAACATTTATCTAAGATGTTTGGTGGAGAATATACATTCACTTGGAATACAGTAACCAAAAAGTTATTGCTTCATAGAAAGATTAAAGCACCAGATACAGTTTTTATTCATGTATACAAACAACGCAATGACGAAGAACTATTAACTGATCCATATAGCAGTCCGTGGATCAAAGAGTATGCACTTGCCCATGCAAAACTTATGTTAGCAGAAGCACGTGGTAAGTTCAATACTATTGCAGGACCACAAGGTGGTACTAGTTTAAATGCAGATGCATTGCGTAACGATGCTCTTACTGCTATGGATAAACTAGAAGATGATCTCAAATACTTTGCTGATGGTCAAGCTGGACTTGGCGTTATTATCGGTTGACTTTTCTTAAAATTTACGCTAAACTGTAAAAAATAACAATTTACGGAGTAGCGTATGATAATTGGTATATGCGGTTTAATCGGCAGTGGTAAAGGAACCGTTGCCGATATTTTAGTGGAAAATCATAACTTCCAAAAACTTAGTTTTGCTGACAAACTTAAAGATGGTGTTGCCAGTGTGTTTGACTGGGATAGAGATATGTTGGAAGGCGATACTGATAGAAGTCGTATATGGCGAGAAAAAGCAGATGAATTTTGGACAAACGAAGCAGGTAAAGAAATTACCCCTCGCCTTGTGCTTCAGTTGTTTGGTACTGATTGTATGCGTAACGGATTTTTTGACGGTATTTGGGTAAGTTTAGTAAAAAAACAAATACTCGAGAATCCAGACACAAATTGGGTAATACCTGATGTTCGCTTCCCCAATGAAATGCGTATGATTGATAATATACAAGGTCAAGTATGGCAAGTACGCCGAGGCGAATTACCAACTTGGTTCTACTCTTATAGAGATGAAGGCATAAAACCTGAAGGTGTACACCCAAGTGAATGGGCATGGATTGAAAGTAATAGTAGTTTTGATCAAATTGTATGCAATGAATCAAGTTTAGAAGAATTACAAAAAAAGATTGAAAAAATCGTATAAAAAAGGTTGACAGTATGACATCTTGGTGCTATAGTGTATGTATAGTTAGAAACAAGGAGTTGATAGATGTTTAGAATCCCTAGCTTTTATGAGATGAATGTGACCTTTGATGATGCATGTCGTACAATTAAAAACTTTGGTAACGGTGACATGCTTGAAGGTATGGAAGCAATGAATCGTGCTTGGGAAGAACATTGTAAGTCCGATGCTGAAGATGATGATGTTTTCTTTGAGCATTTTGAATATGAAGTGAATGCTTTTAACAAAGTGTTCTCAAAAATGAAACCCTTATTTGTTTAAACCCTCAACCAAGAGGAGTCGGAGAAGATGGATTAGCATAACGTAACACCGCAAAAAGCACGAGTAGGTTCTCCCTTAAGAATTGAAAGTTATGGTGAAGCAAGGAGTTAAGGGGCTGGCTAGCTAAAAGTCCGGACTAGTCAGACTGACAGTGAAGCGACCACACTAAAAGCCCGGCACTTTTTTTAAACAAGGAGAACAAAATGGCATACACTTATCTACCAGTTGAAGTAAAATCAATTTCAAAAGCTGAATTTGAAGGTGTAAAAAATGCCTATGTCGAAGCTGAAAAAAATAAGCAAGAATGGATAATGCAAGCCTTGCAAAAAGTATTCGATGATGTTAAACTTGGTATAGTTAAGGTCTCTGCATAATGGGCGGAGATTTTGACCTTGCATGGGAAGTTTTAAAACCTCTCATTATTGGTGGCGTCACTGTTGGTGTGTTTCTAGCAGT